CTGCGAAGCGATGGCGGATATCAAAAGGTTCTCACTTAAAATCCAAGAGATGAATTCAAAACTGGATAGCATGGCGGGCGATGTGCAAACCAGTCGCACAGGCTATAAAGACATATCCGTCTGGCGTAAGTTGCGTAATGATGCTGAACGTCGAGCCAATGAAGCAGGAGGTAAGCTAGGATTTTCACCACTGGCAAGAAGAAATCTGCGCGTTAACTCACCCCAAGGAGAGCTGTTCCCCAATGAGCCAAAACGAGTCGCAGACAAATACTTCGATTGATCAGGCGACCGAGTTTGCTAAAGATGTTCTAAGTGAAAAGATCATAGCAGGACCGAATGTCCGTAACGCCTGTAAACGACATTTAAAGGATCTAGAAAATGGCCACCAACGTGGCCTTTTTTATGACAAAGAAGCAGCTGCACGAGCCATCGGTTATTTTGAAGATGTCCTCTGTTTAAATGGTGGCGAATACGAGGGTGTTCCCTTTGTACTGCTGCCTTGGCAAGCTTTTATTGTTGGTAACTTATTCGGTTGGAAAGGGGCAGATGGTTGGCGGCGTTTCCGCACAGCCTACATAGAAACAGGCAAGGGTTCAGGTAAGTCGCCGTTAGTGGCTGGCATGGGCTTATATGGTCTTATGGCTGATAAAGAAGCCCGACCAGAAATCTACGCTGCCGCTACCAAAAAGGATCAAGCCCAGATCCTATTTAGAGATGCAGTAGCGATGGTTAAGTTGTCGCCTGACTTGCTAGAAAAGCTGGATGTCGCAGGGGCAGAAGGTAAAGAGTGGAACATCGCCTACCATAAAAATCATGGTTTTTTTAGGCCAATCAGCTCCGATACCGCCCAATCAGGACCACGTCCGCATATTTCCTTGTTGGATGAAATCCACGAACATAAAGATCGTACTGTGATCGACATGATTCGGGCGGGTGTTAAGTTTCGTCGCCAAGCCTTAATAGTGATGATCACTAACTCAGGTCACGATAAAACCAGCGTCTGTTATGAGTACCATGAAAACGGTCGGCAGATCTGTGATGGTACACTGGAAGATGATGCATTCTTTGCCTTTATCTGTGGGCTAGATGATGGCGATGATCCGTTTAAGGATGAGTACTGCTGGTACAAAGCTAATCCCAGCTTACAGTTCCCTAACTTATTAGCCGATGGCACGCCAGATCCTAATGGTGGCGTACCCGGTCTTAAATATATTAGAGAGCTGGTGGCAGAAACTAAGGGAATGCCTAGTAAGATCTCTAAGGTACGCCGACTCAATTTCTGCCAATGGGTAGAAGCAGCTAATCCTTGGATTACGTATGAAACGTGGGAAGCGTGCGAGAGGCCATTCAGCATAGCTGACATTCCTGAAGGTGAGGTCTGTTATGGTGGGCTTGACCTGTCAGGGGTGAGGGATTTAACCGCCTTAGCACTCTATTTTCCAAGGCTCAGAAAAGCCTTAGTAGAGTTTTGGACGCCCAATGATACCCTAAAAGAGCGCATAGCAAGAGATAGAGTGCCCTACGATGTATGGCGCAACCAAGGCTCTATCAATGCACCCAACGGTGTCACCGTGGATTATAACGCCGTGGCCATGCGTATCGCTGAGCTACAGCTGCTGTTTGATTTAAAAGGGATCGCCTTTGACCCTTACCGCATCAAGTATTTGCAAAAAGAACTGGATAATGAGGGCATCATCATTGAGTTAATCCAGCATGGCCAAGGCTTCTTTAGAGCTACTGAATCTGGCCTGTGGATGCCTCACTCTATCGAACTGCTAGAGGATGACATCGATAAAAAAGCCATTGAAATCCAGTTTAATCCTTGCTTGCGCTGGAATGCTGCCAGTGCAGTGATAGAAACCGACAGTAAAGAAAACCGTATCTTTGCTAAACGCAAAAGCACTGGTCGTATAGATGGTGTGGTGGCTTTAGCAATGGCGCGTGGTGCTGCTGAAGATTACGAAGGCGATACTAACATCTTAGATGAAATCGACGAAGACGATTTCGTAGCGTGGTGATTATGAAAAGTTTATTACTAGACCTGATCGGCTTGTCTGGATTCGGGATGCTGAGCTATGGCCTCTATTTAGCCTATGGGTTACCCACCTGTTTAATGGTCAGCGGTGGCATGCTGTTATTGGCAGCTATTTTAGGACAGAGGAGTAACTCATGATTTTTGATTTATTCAAACGATCAACTGAAACTCAGTCGTTAGAAAATCCCAATACCCCTTTAACAGGGCAAAACTTACAGGAGTTTTTCCACGGTAACGACAACTCACCCAGCTCAGTGGAGGCAGCCTTAAGGCTATCCGCTGTGTATGCCTGTATGTATGTGCTGGCCAGCTCCATTGCTCAGCTACCCTTAGTAGTATTTAGAAAACAAGGCGAGCGGCGCTTGGTAGGTAGCGACCATGCTGCCTACTACCTACTACATGATGAGCCAAACGTCTGGCAGACCAGTTATAAATGGCGAGAAAGCCTCATGTTTAATACCTTGGGTTGGGGCAATGGCTACTCTAGAATTCACTCCAATAGCAAAGGCGAGTTACAGCAGATAGAGTATTTAAAAGCCAGTGAAACCGAGCTTACCAAGCTAGGTAATAGATGGTTTTACTCCAGCCTGTCCGATAGCATAGACCCTATTGCAGTCGCCTTAGAAGATATGATCCATGTACGATCGTTGGGTAGCGATGGCAAAAAGGGTGTTAGCCTCATTAGGCAGCACGCTAAAACCATAGGCTTGGGCTTGGCAGCTCAGCAATATGGTACTGACTTCTTTAACGGTGGCGGTAAACCTACCGCCTTAGTGACCGTTAAGGGTGGCAATTTAAAAAAGGAAGCATGGGATAACCTAAAAGCCGTTTATAAAAAAGCCACTGCTTCTTTAAAAAGCTCAGAAAATAGAACGCTATTATTACCTGCTGACCTTGATTATAAAGCACTGACCATTGCGCCTGAAGATGCCCAGTTTATAGAAACACGTAAACTCAATCGCTCAGAGATCGCCAGTATTTTTAATGTGCCATCCCATATGATTAATGATTTGGATAAGGCGACTTTTTCCAATATCAGCGAGCAATCTATTCAATTTGTACGCCATAGCATCATGCCTTGGATCGTTAATATCGAACAAGAACTTAATAGAAAACTATTTACTATACAAGAGCGCAAGGCGGGTTATTACGTTAAACACAATATAGGCGCGTTGTTACGGGGTACACCTACAGAACGCGCGCAGTTTTATCACTACGCCATTACCGATGGCTGGATGCATCGTAACGAAGTACGTGCCTTAGAGGATCTCGATCCCATCGAAGGATTAGATAAAATGCTTGTAAGTGTAAATGCAGTAACAGTCAGCGAACTCAATCAAAAAAGACAGCCTGAGCCAAAATAAGTGGAGTAAATAATGTCAAAGCCAGAAATGCGGTATATGCAGGGAACTAAGTGTGAATTACGGAGCCTTGGAGAAAATGGTACGCCACAAATTTATGGAACTGGTGTTGCATATGAGTCACGTAGCGAATTGTTAGGCGGGATTTTTAGAGAAATCATTATGCCTACCGTATTTGATAATACGGATATGATAGATGTAAGAGGCTTATTTAACCATGATCCCAACTACATCCTAGGGCGTACGGTCAGTGGTACCTTAAGGTTATTAAAACATGCAGGTGGGTTAGATTATGAGATTGATCCGCCTACTAATAGAACTATCAGTGATCTTGTATTAGACCCCATCAAGCGAGGCGATGTAACAGGCTCATCATTTGCTTTCAAGGTTAGCAAAGATGGTGATGAGTGGGTAAGAGAGGGCGATATTGTTGTCCGTTATGTTCATAAAATTGAACGACTCTATGATGTCTCACCTGTTACTTATCCTGCTTATCCAGAAACCCAAGCTGCTCAGCGTTCGCTAGAGGCTTGGAAGCAAGCCTTAAATGATAAAGCTCATCTTAAGGCCATTCACCAACGAGCCTATCGGGAACGTGTCCTAAATTTAATTAATCCTAACATCTAGTGGAGGCTATTATGCCAGTTAACAAGTTAAAAGATTTAAAGCAAAAGCGGAATCAGATTGCCAGTGATATGCGTACCCTGCATGACTCTATCGGTGAAACCAGAGAATGGACGGTAGAAGAGCGTAAGCAATGGGATGATGCACATGGTCAGTTAAAAAACCTAGACACTCAAATCGAACGTGAACAAGAACTGCGTTCCATTGAGCAACGCTATGTGGAAGATAACCAAGATAAGATTAAAGAACAACGCGCGGAGTCAGAAAAGGGTGACGCACCTATTGAGGTACGCGCTGCTGCTGCTTTTGATAAGTTTATGCGTCATGGTGCAGCCGAGCTTAATCAAGAAGAACGTCAAGCCTTAAGGGAAATGCAAAAGCGCGCACAAGCTGCTGGTGTAGATGAAAAAGGAGGGTATACAGTACCTAAAGAGTTTGTAGCAAAAATCTATGAAAAAATGAAAGCCTATGGTGGCGTGGCATTAATATGCCAACTATTAGAGACTGATAAAGGAAATGAAATAGCATGGCCTACTAGCGATGGTACAGAAGACGAGGGTGAATTAGTAGGCGAAAACACGGCAGCAACAGAGGAAGATGTAGAGTTTGGTTCAGAATCAGTTGGTGCGAAAAAGATATCTTCTAAGATTATCCGTGTTAGTAATGAGTTGTTGAATGACTCTGGTGTGGATATTGAAGGATTCTTAGCTGGACGTATTGCTAAGCGCATAGGACGTACCGAGGCCAAGCTACTCATCAAGGGTACAGGTAAGGCTAGTGCAGCAGGTAAACCTGTCCAGCCTAAAGGCTTGGA